CCCCTGAACCTGACGGCCCTGAATAACCACTTACCCCTGATTTCCCACTGTATCCTGAATAGCCACTTATGCCGATATACCCACTGATTCCTGAATAGCCACTAGGCCCACTGTATCCACTAATTCCCGAATAGCCGCTTATATTTGATAAACCTGAATACCCACTGATTCCTGAATAGCCGATATACCCACTGATTCCTGAATAGCCACTTATGCCGCTATATCCACTGAACCCTGAATAGCCACTGAATCCACTGATTCCCGAATAGCCGCTTATATTTGATAAACCTGAATACCCACTGATTCCTGAATAGCCGATATACCCACTGATTCCTGAATAGCCACTGCCTCCTCCTCCGCTATATCCACTGAACCCTGAATAACCACTGCCGCCTCCGCTATATCCACTGAACCCTGAATACCCACTGATTCCTGAATAACCACTGCCGCCTCCGCTATATCCACTGATTCCCGAATACCCACTGCCACCACCACCAGTTCCAGCAGAATCAGCAAGGAATTGAATATCTTGTGTTAGGGCAACAGCCAAAGCAGAACTTGGGTTACTGGGTAGAAGTATTGTGCCAGTGGGTAAGGTTTTGTAAGGAATCAAACTCATACGATATTTAGTAAGTTACCCCCGTGATTATTGGACAGAAGTGATTGTGATTGTTCCATTGAAACAGTTATACGAGTTTAGATAATTATTACCCCAACCCCAGTTACTTAACGTAATGGACGCCCCGATTAAATCAGAACCTAAACAATCCATTCGCCCATTTGTTCCTGTTGGGGCAATAGGTTGATATTGCCCATAGGTAGATATAATTCCCGAATCGTCGCAATTCTGATAAATTGGCGGAATACAAGGGTCAATACAAATTTCAACACCAAAATTTCCTATTCCCTGTTGACCTAGGATTCCTGAATAGAATTCAAGGCCAATCGTGAAACTACCACAACCACACGACCCAATATAAACGTAGGCGTATCCATCACAACCCGCCTCCCAACATTCATCATTTCGGGTAAGAACATAAGTTCCATTGATTGACGTGCAAGACAAACAAGGTGGGTCGGAATAATTTGGATTCAGATTATTTGAATTCTGCCCATTCTGAATACCAACAACAGAAACTGTAATTTCAGAAGCTGGTATTCCATCCATGCAACAAGCATTATCAATGCCTGTTGCCCAACAGCTTGCATAATAATCAGCATAGCTTGGAAGGCTATTCATAGAATACGTGCAATCAGTTGGGGAAAGCTGCCCACTATCTGCCCACTGTAGAACCCAGCTTCTAGCAGCTTCACTAACGCTAACCCTATCAATCAAAGTTCTGCCTGAAGTAATCTGCCCCGATCCAATTCCAAGTTGAATTGTAACTTCCGACCCTTGTTCCTGCATTGAATCAAATTCACCCGAATAGATTTGGTCATACTGGGATTCAGTAAGTGAATTGAAACCTAATACAGAAACATAGGCAGAAGCTACATCAATGACCCAACCAGGGCCACGACTTGTATTATCCATTCGGGAATTTTGACCTAATATGGCAGAAGCTACTTGCCTTTGCCCATCTTCCGAAAGCCTAATCCACAATGCAAGCCAATACCCTGCATTATCATAGGCAGCGCATGAAATACTATTGTGACCAATCCTGTTGTTACCATCAAAGATTCCAATTTGACCTTCTTCTGCCCTGTCATCGGGTAAGAACTGCGGATAACCGCCAACTGTAGTGTAATTGCCGTTATCAACTGAACTGAACTTGAAGTAAGCATACTTGTTAGTATCAAAATAAATTCTTACCTCGTCGCTAACACCAGGATTGCTAACTTCTAGGCAAACCAACAGGTCTTGATTTTTTATTTTTCCATAGCTTAGATTGGCAATCGTATTGCTTCCTAGTATGGCGTGATTGGTAACGGGGCAAGCAGTGTAAGCAATCTGCCCATCGGTTGTTCCTTTGAATGTAGGTTTCAAAGGTTGGCATGGTTGCGAATTAGGTTCCCAATCTGTTTGGGTAGGATATTCAGAATCTTGATAAACCCAAGCACCAGGAAAACAATAACCACCAATCGTTGAAACACAAGGGGTCGTTATTGTATTCCAGTTATTCGTAATGGTGTTCCAAGTTGGGGCGACAATCGGTTGAACTGGGTCACAATTCGGAAAGCAGTTATTACAATTCATAGTCCAATAGATGTCGCTCACAATCCAAGTAGAAGAACCAAAATCAAGATTCCACTGTTGATTAAACTTGTCCCATTTCCAACGGGCTTGATTTGGATTAGTGGTTGGGGCGGAACAACCTGTTGTTTGAAATAGCGGGGGATTATCAGTTCCCGCTATTGGAACATAAGTTGGGGCAACAGGATTGCAATTGAATAAACAATTGTTGTTTGTGATATACCAACCTCGCCCATCCATGTCATTTTCCCAATAAGCAGTTCCATAAAAAAGGGGCGTATCTGCGGCAAGTGTAAATGAACCTTGCTTCACCTGCCACCATGCCCCCAAAGAACTTTGACAATTAAAATGATCGGCAAAGATTAAACAGGGGCAACGAGTATTCACGTCCGTTGTTACATGGGGTTGGCTTCCATAATACGTTCCTGAATCCCTGTTTTCAGGTTTGCCTAAATGCCAAACCCATTGCATTTGTGTGGCATCGTTCTTACTGCAAGACGTAACAGCCGTATCGCCCTCATTTTCCCCTGAATAAGAAGGGGGAAAGAAGTTGCATTTATTATTGTAAGAACTAACGCATTGCCACCAACCCATAATAGCTCCTTAACAACTGCAATATGGGGAACTGATTATTATGTTTCTTTTCCAATTGGCGTTGTAGAAAAAGGTTACAACAGTTCCCGAGGGATAGTATTCATAGGCGTTCAAAGTGGGAGGGGCGTATAAAAGTATTTGATGGCTAACGGCAGTATCAATAATCCAATTACCATCGGGAGGATTTTGAACCTTGAAAGGGTTTGCTTGCGCGTTTCCATTCTGATTGATTTGACCTAATAACGAGGCGAATCCTAGCGTATTTGTAAAGTTGCCATTCAAACCAATGGTAACACCTGTTGCGTCATTGATTACGTTGATTCCACTTCCACCCCTGATTCTGCCCAACCTGTTTGCTTCATCGCGCAGCTTGTTTAGGTCTTTATGGCTAATGGCTGAACCTGTTGTGTATTTTGGTAAGCTGTTCCTTGATATCATGCCGCCTCCTTAAATCCCAAACAAGGTTGAAAAATCGCCTTGATCGTATAGGTTATAACCGCCCCCATTACCATATTCATCAACAACAGAAACAGGAGTTTCAAATTCGTTGGTTGCTGGTCGCCAAATACCATTCCATCCCAAGCCGTCATTATCCCTGATTCCCAAAGTAAGTTCCCTTGTATAGCAAAGGTATCCTTCAGAATTGCAGACCATTTCAGGTGAAACAGCCATAAACAAAACAGTGTTAGGGCCAAAAGCATCTTGCGAACTACTAACAGGATTAGGCAAATAAAGTGTTGCCTCGTTTACTTGTCCTAACAAACTAGAACAAGCCAAGATTTGTGGTGTTGATGTAAAGCAAACCTTTACCTTCAATTCAACATAAGGGAACACCATGCTAGGTTTGAAATCATCGTCGCTAAGAGTTGAACCGTCTGGCCACTGAAACGACCCGTCTGGCATCGGAATTTGTTCAGCAGAACAATTAGCGGTTACTTGGCATATCGTAAGAGGTGTAGTAGAAGAATAAGGCAGGAACGGATAAACACCAAACGTGCAAGTTAGTTCTGCGGTTTGGTATTGCCCATTGCTGACGTTGTAATCGCCTAAAGAAACAATATCAACTGAATTGCAACAAATGCCTGTTCCCAGAAATGGATATTGTGTTGGTTGATTATATGCCCAACTTCCGCCATTGTATGCCAACCCGCCAACAAGTTGATTTGCAATTGATAATCTATCCGACCAATCAACCCTACCCCTTACTACTGCCGAGGGTGAACTGCGGTCAATATGTTCTGATATGATTTCATAATCATTAAATAGTGAATCTAATACGCTCATAAACTCCTTTAGTGTGCTGTTGCATGGGTTGGTTTTCCAGCCATTTTTTCAACTGCCTTTGCAGTTCTTTCAACGCCTTCCCTAGTTCTTTTTCTATCTTGTTCTTTTTGTTTATCAGCAGAACTTTTCATTATGCCTTCTTGTGCTTTCTTCCAAGCATCCGATAAACCGCTGAAACTTCCCCCGCCCCCTTTACTTTTTGTTGTTATATCCGAGGTGTTGATTCCAACATTGGCATCAACAAGGGCTTTGTCCTTCTTTGGGTCTTTCTTATTCTTATCAAGTGATTCCTGCCACTTTTGGGCGCGTGAATCCCATTGCTTTGTTACTTGATCCATTTGCTTAGAAAGCCCGTTATACACTTCACTATGAACGAATGATTGGAACTTAGGGGCTTCTTTGATTGCTGATTCAAACCCACTCATTAAAGGTTTCCAATTGCAGGTAAAACCTTTTCCACTGAACCAATTGATTAGCCCATCCCAAATTGATTTGATATTGCTTGATAGGTTCACAAAGATTGTGCAAGCTGCGGTGAAGTAGTCAATAATCAAGCCTTTCCAGTTGGCGCAAGCCCAATTAAAAAGAATAACGGATTGATTCGCAAACCATTGGATTCTATCCCCGATGCCTACAACCGACATTGCGATATTCAACCCAACGGTTTGGACAACCAAATCCCAGTTGTTAAAAGCAAATACAAGCCCATTGACATATTCTTTGATTGTTTTGCAAACAGAAGAAAAAATATCGCCCATAGCTGAAACATAACCGCCAACAGAATTGAAGATTTCACAACTGGACCCATAATCATTGGTCGCCCCGATTAACTGATTTATCCAATCAAATAATTCAGATAGCCATTCAACGACCTTGGAAACAACAGGCAAAAGCATGGTTCCGAATCGGGTATACAAGGAACCTACGGTTTGATGAAGCTTTTCCCACTTGCCAGTGGTGGTTTCTGTTCCACCCCGTAACTGTTCCATCCCCTGCGCGGCAACACGATTGATTGCGTCTAGTTTGCCCTGTTTTGTGGTTGCCTCTTGGATTTCCTTGCTATGGCGACCTAATGCCAATAAAGCCCTATCGTCGCCCCTAGCAAGCAATTCCATTGCCTCGGCTGAATCTATGCCCAAACGCTTAGAAAGCCCTAGGGCAGTGGTTGAAAGCCTTTGCGCGGCATCGGCATTTAGCCCCATCTTTAGCCCTGATTCAATCAGCCCCATGACCTGCCCTTTGCCTACGGTGGTTGTTTGGCTAATTGCCCCTGCTAGGGCCTTGAACTTGGCAACATTCCCGTCCACTTCCTGCCCTGTTGCTGCCAACGTATCTTTCATATCGTGCAATTTTTCTTCGCCTTCCATAGCCTTGCTGATTGCCATAGTAACAGTGGCCCCGATCCCTGTTACCAAGCCAAGCATTCCCAACCCCTTCATCAACCCGCCCCCCAGCTTGCTTTCAAGCTGCCCCTTGATTGAATTCAAATCAGCGGAAAACTTTTCAAGATTGCTAAAACTAATGGGGACAAAAACTTCAAGTGGGTTCATACTGTATTTAGAACAACAATAAAAAAAAGCCCAATTAAGGGCTTTTGATTAAATCAGTAGGCTTGCAATATCTTCAGGTTTTATATCTTCGCTAAAATCTAGTTCACCTTCTTTGGGGCCTTCACTATTCAGGGCCTTCCATTGCCTTAGCGTTATTTCTTTGCATTGTTGGGGCGACCAACCTAATTCAGCCCCTTTTCTTAGGAAGATTCCTTCATTAAATTTGGTATGGCTTCCAGCTTTTTTTTTGCTGTTCCTTCATCTAATTGACCGCTAAGAACCTGAAGCTTGATATTCACCTCGGGAAAATTCGTTGGCGTAACAAGTTCTTTCACTTGTTCAAAACTAAGTTCTTTGTGATTGCGTTTCAGTGATTGCCAAATTAAAAAACAACTGCCTTCCATTGTTGCCGCTAATTCGGAAACCTCGGGGCTATTAAAATTCAAGGTCTTCTTTGAACATTCCATCAACACCCGATTTGATTCAACGTCAAATTGTTCTGGGGGCAACTTGCCCTTTAATTGCTGGAATCGTTCAAAGGGGCGAAACTGAACCCATAACGGTAAAGCATCGGTTAGGTCGCCCATTGTTAGTTCCGATAAATGATAAACACGATTATCTGAACCCTTAAAACTGAAATCCATATTATTCCTTCTAGTGATTAGGTAAAGGTAACAGCACCATCTGATTGATAGTTACCCTTGATTGTCACAAGTTCCGTAGTAACATCTAAATCAACGTCCGTAATTACTGCGGAAAATGAAAGGGTATGCCCACCACAAGGAATACTGAAAGAAACAGTTGATTGATCTTGGAACGGGGCGACAAAGGTTGTTGAACCCGTTGATTGAATGGTAGTTGAATCTGCGGCAGCTTCAAAACTTCCAGTAATACATTTAGCACCACCAGCAATACAACGCTTCCAAGCCCCAACAGCCCCTAAGTATTTGTATTCAATTTTTTCTTGTTCGGTCTTGGCAGTGAACTTTGAAAGCTGATAATCCACTCCACCGATAGCTGTTGCTGCAACAATTCCTAGAACTTTAGTATTGGACATAAGATAAAAACCTCATTAAAGAATTCTTATCTTATTTAGGTTTCACCTGTTTGATTTTGCCCAACAAACCAACAGCAATTCAACGTCCCTTTGTAGGCATCAATCTTTGAAAGGTCTAATTGCGTTACCTTATCTTCAATGGTTGGGGGGCCTAAACAATCCGTTGAATAGGTAATCAATGCCGCCTCAAGTTCATTTAGCAAGGCGATAGATTCAGCCCTTGTATCTGTGAAGCAAAGAAAAGAAATGATTTGGCGTTCTACCCTAACGGCATTTCCAAGGGGCTTATACTTATTTTCCCAGTGGGCTTGGGTAGCAATAATATAGGGGCGCGCCACGTTACCAGGATCAAAATCGGCTGTTATCTGGGAAGCACAATTAGGGCCTAGCAAGGTTTGCAGATTTGCCGCCCCGATATTCAATCTAAGATAATCAACCACTTCCCCCAGTAAATCAACCATTACATTTCCTCCACGATATCAATACGCCAGATACGATTTAATCCCGCCTCGTTATGCCTTCCAGCAACCCTAAAATTCATGCCTTGATACACAATGCGGTCATTTATTTCAATCAATGAATAATCTTCAGGGTCTACAATCCATAATGAATTACTTACTTTTTCATTACGTTGGTAATACCAAGTGATTATCTGGGGAGGTGTATCCTGAACCATGCAACGAATAGCCGCCTTTTTAATAACTGGGTTCCTTGTTTTGCTACCTGAAGATGAAACGTAGGCAAATCCATATAAATCAATGGAATCTTTCATCAATGCAATCGGTAAAGGATTATTCATTAGCAGTTCCTTTCCCGATAATATCCAAGAATTCTTTTATCATTGTTCGCTAGGTTTTCAAAATCTTCCAACGTATAGGAATAGGAACCTAATGTTTCTGATTTCTTTCTGGAAGCTTCCAACACAAGTTTAGAAGTTACCAACATGATTGATTCTGGAACTGGGTCAAATCCACCAGTGTAATTGACCAGCAATCGCAAACCTCGGGGAAAGAACCAATCTAAAATGCCAGAACTAACGTCATACTGCATTGAATAGAATCCCGTTGTTGGCCAGATATTTGGGGCTAACAAGCTGTTGTAGGGTTGCCAGCTTAGTATCTGTGTTTGCCCTGTTTCATTCCCATATTGAAAAGCAACAATATCAGTAGTGGGCAGATTAGCGGCAAGATATCCTGAACTTGTTGTCCCCGATACTGAAGAAACCCATCCCGAATTACTAACAATCAATCCAACAGAATAACCGTGTTGGGTATAATTCCCGAACATACTTGTTGAACTATTTTGCCAATAGTTGCTTCCTAGCGTTCCAATTACAGAACTAACAACCCAATTCACACCCGTATACCAAAGATAAACAGGATTGCTTAGATACGTTCCCTGATAACTGGGTTGGGTAAAATACGTTCCATTCTGGGTAAAGGAAAAACCAAAGCTATAATCAGAAGCATTAGCGGACAAACCAACAGCATTGATTGCGTTTGATAAGGAACTAAGTGTTGGGTATTGGGCATAATTCAAGGTTGTGGTAGATAGAACCCCATTAGCATATTGATTTAGAACCAAAGAAGTCAGTGTGGTTGAATATGCTGGCGACCATGCCGTTGAATTGCCCAAAGAAAGCCAACCACCATTGCAATAACAAATCCTATTGATTGAAGTAACAGGTGGGTTATCAAGGATGATAGAACCGTCTTGCTTTACGGTATAAACATTTTGATAGGTGTTCTTTGCAAACTTCCTGTTGCAATACCTTTCGACGAATTCACACGCCCCGTTTATTCTTAGTTGAAGTTCCGCAATATCGGCATCGTCCGTAATTGGAACATCTTGAAAGTATGCTGAATTATGGTCTAGCGTAAAACTAGCCGATGGATTTGAATTATAATAATTGCTCATTGATTCCCCTGTAACAAACTTGAATTGTTTGCGTTCTTTGATCTATCTGGGTTCCTGAAACAGTTGAAACAACCGTTACGGTATAACTGCCCCCAGCTTGCATTGCTTGGGTTATGGTTGCTGGAATGGTTCCCGAATAATTACCACCTGAACCCGTTGAAAGAAGCGTTGTTTGATATATTTGATTGTTGTCGGCATCAAAAACAGTGGCGGTAATAACGGCATTGTTTATAACCGCGCCCATTGCTTGATTGGTAAGACCCAACATTTGAACTTGTTCTGAACAGCCGATGTATATCATTTTGCCGCCTCCTCCTTCGTTGGAAACTTTATTTCAAACCATTTGCCATAAACAATTGGCTTATCCTTGATGCTTTCAAATGCCTCTTGGAATTCGGGAGGTATGATAACGCCATTCTGTTCCTTGTTCCGCAATTCAGGAATCAGCTTGTTTCTGTAATTGTTTGTCATATTGTATTTAGTTAGAAATGCAAAAAGAAAAACCCCCTTGATTTCACAACCAAGAGGGTTTTCTTTGTTATTACGAATTGAAAGTTATTAGCTTCCAACGATGTCTAACTGAACAAATGGCGAAACAGTATCAACGCCATCATTCAAAATAATCGGGGCGGTAATCTGGGGCGCGCCATCCATACGCCATTTCAACCGATAAGTAATCTGATCGGCAGGGAATAGGTAGTGGGGGCTTGCATCAATGGTTACATCGGTTCTCATGCCAAGGGCATAATAACGACCATCTGCCAACACTACGTCACCAGGGGTTCCGAGGGTTGGTAGGGCTTCAGTTGGAACTACTTCCAAACCGAACAAACGATTTCCTACGTTGCCCTGCGCGTCATTGCCTAACCAAACGAAGTGGGCGGCAGCACCACCAGCAGAACCCAACATGACCAATTGCGCCCATACTAGCGGATTGATAAACCATACGGCATTCTTTCTGCTTTGTGGGGCCAATTTGGCATACATTTTAGCGAGGTCTTGCAACTGAACCTGAACTGCTGTTTGCCTATGGCTTTTAATGGTAGCTGCATTTCCGATGATACCAGCTAATGCACTAGCACCACCAGCACCATTGAAAATTGACCAGTTGATAAACCAAGTTGCTGCATTGCGGAAAGTATCCTTGATTAAACTTTCAACCGATAGTATTGAATCGTCTAGCAATTCATTACTGATTACAGTTGTAGCAAGGGCTTTCTTAGCTGTTAGAACAACCTGTTTGAATGCAGGTTGGGTATTAGCACCAGGAGCCACACCTTCAGCAACTATCCCTATCGTCACGCCACCGTAGAACGCTGACGTTGAACCTGTTGGGGTTGCTGTTTGGTCTAATGCAGGAATGGTCAAACTTAAATGTCCCATTGGTTTCGGGGTAATATGATCTGGGTAAATCGCCCCGTCATAACCAGGAACAAACAAAAGGTCTTTTGCATATTCCATCGGCACGGTATAACCGCCCGCGCTGTTAGTGCCTTCAGACATTACAACTTTATAGCCTTCACGTAGCTTGTTGTTTGCTTTTGTTCTTTCTTCCCCAGTTCTGTTAGCTGAAGTTTTGCCAACACAAACTAAGAAATCACCCATTGATAAATCAGAATCATCTTTGGGAACAGCGTAGTTTTTTACTTTAACTTCATTGTTCATTGCCTTTGTTACGGCATTGATTAGTTTTTCATCACGGTTAGCAAGGGCTTTTTCAATCTTGCCTTCTACATCGTCCGTGTCTGGTTTTTCTGTTTCAGCAGCAATACCAGCTTTGCATAGGGTTTCGGCTGTCTTTTCATCCATTTCAACAACGTCGCCCTTTTTGAATTCGCCACAATCGGCGTTAAATTTTACGAATTTGTTCATTTGATACCTCTTGAAAGTGTTTATGTTTCGCAAGGTTTCAATTTCCGATTAGCCTTTCTGTTGTTGGTCGCCCCGTTTTGTGTGAACGCCAATAATCAGGGGTCGCAATCTAACTGTTTAACCACTGCTTATTTTTATTTAGTGGGTTGCGCAATAAAAAACCCCATGTTGGTTTCCCAACATGGGGTCAAGGAATTAAAAATGCTGCAATCTTAGTTATGCTTTACCTTTGATTTTTGCAATCAATTCTTCTGCCGTATGTCTTTCTAATGCTTTCAGAATCATTTCATCCGTTGATAATACTTTTCTGGCAAACTTGGGTTTAGGAATAACAAATGGTTCAGGGGTAGGTTGAACAGTAGGTTGAATCTGCGGCGCAGATTCAGGGGCGACCTTTGTTTCCCATTGCCAACAATCTTTAATGTCCCAATCAGAACCCAATAGTTTACGGGTTGTATCTGAATAGGATTTACTTTTTAATATCGTTCCTGCCTCGGGATTACAAGGAACATTGCAAACCGAAAATTCAAGGATTTCAAATTCCCTAATTATGTTCCTGCAATCTTTCCATTCGGGATGTTGTTCAAGTTCTGTTGGGGTTGGTGGGCCTTCATCATATACTTCAAACCCGATACTATGGTCTTTCAGGCAATCATCCTGAATCAGTTCAAAGATATCCCTTGCAAATTCAGTTTTATCAGTGATTCGGTATTTACAAAGAATTTGGTCGCCAGTTTGTTTCATCCAAAGGATAGAACCAATTGCGGGAAGCTGCCTATCATGCGACCAAAGAACGGGGCGACCAGCATAATTGACGCCTTTGGTTCTTAAACCAGAAGGCAGAACCACCTCTCCGTCCCTATCAACGCAATCAGTAGAAGCTATTGCTAGAATTTCCCGCCTTGCTTGATTTATTTGTAATTCAACTGGAAAGTTTGCTTTTGTTTTCATGTTGTTATTTACCCCTTCAAGATTGCTTTCAATGCCCCCTGATTTGCCTCAACGATATCTTCAAATAGTTTGCGGGGTTCCATGTATTGTGTTCCACCTGCCAAATACCTAGCGTAAATCAAGTTGGTTCCCAACCATCCAATCAACGCCTCGTTATCTGTGATATGGGTTATGGATTGCCTAAGCTTGCCTGATTCAATATCAGGGAATTCCCCAGCTAAAGAACGAGGGGGGCCTTTGATTGATAATGCGGTCTTAGTTTGGTTCTGCAAAAAGATAAGGGCTTTTTCTAGGCGTTTGCCTAATTCGTCCCTACCTTCTTTTAGCCAAGCTGCGGTATTATCTTTGATTGGCATTATTCCCCCTTATCGCCTTCAATCACGTATTCCAAATCACAAAAGCAACCAGGATGGAAAGGCGGATAGGGTTTATCTTGGTAGGCTTCTGGGGCGGATTCGTCCGTATGCCAACAAGTATCTAAATCTTTTTCACCCTGCGCGGCAATTTCTTCGCATAGTGGGCAGGGTTCAGAACTAAGCAATACCTTTGCCCCAGTTACAACCCCAGAATCTTTAGCTGATTGAACATTGCCAGCAAGATAAGCCCTTGTTGATTCTGTTGAAGCAATCAATTCAGCCCTTTCAGTTTCAGCGCGGTCAAAAACCGAGGCGACCCTATCAACTAATTGGCTGAATCTTTCACCTTCTGATAAACCCTCTTCAAAGCTTTCTTTCAAATCATCTAAGGCTTTATTTAATTCTTCACTTGTTGCCCTGTTTGTTTCTTCACAGAATGCCAAAGCAAGCTGATTCACCTTCTTTTCAAGGTGGGGATTCTTTACGTTGAAAACATCGGGGCTAATTCCCGACCTAGCTTGCAATTCTTTTGCCTGTTTCCCGTAGGCATCATGCGCGGTTACTTCAATCAGGGGTTGGGATTTCTGATAAAGTTCCTTGTCCCAATCTTTATGGGCGACGAATTTAGCGGGAAGCCCATTTGCTTTGGCTTTTGTTTT